AACAAATGTTTGAATTTTGGAAAGACCATTGTAGCGCAGATATTGTATATAATGATATTATTGATAAGACATTAAATTTTAACAAAACAGAAGACGTTGGATTGGAGGCATTCTTTTAATGAATATAGTAATTACAGGTTCACGTGGCTTTATAGGTAGTCACTTAAAAACTAAATTAGAAAAATATGGTAATGAGATTATTGAATGGGATCATCGTATTGATAAACCCATTGAAAATTTTGAAGTTCATCATATATGGGATCGTGCTGATTATGTAATTCATCTTGCAGCTTGGGCAGATGTTCGTAAAAGTATTGAAGAACCAAATCTTTATTGGGAAAACAATGTAACTAATACAACTAAAATACAAAGAATTTGTCATAAATCTAAAATTCCATTATTATATGCATCATCTTCATGTATTCATGAATGGCATAAATCACCTTATGGAATAAGTAAAAAGGTAAATGAAGAAACAGCATTCTCTGAACAAATTGGATTAAGATTTACTACAGTTTATGGAGGAGATGGTGCTAATCGAGGTATGCTTATGGATAAAATTAAAGATGGTAGTCTTAAATATGTAACAAATCATGTTCGTGATTTTGTACATATTGATGATGTAATTAATGCAATAACTATGTTAATGTATTTAAATAAAGCAGATAATTATAATCCTGAAAGTTATAAACTTGAACCTTCTCCTAAACTTTTACCAGCATATGATATTGGTACTGGACATGGTTATACAGTATCAGACTTAGCCAAATTAGCTGGATATGACCTTCCAATAAAAGAAGGTGATGAATGTGAAGCACAAGATAATACAGCAGATATTACTGAAATAAAAAAACTTGGTTGGTCTCCATCTGTTGATGTAAGGGAGTATATAAAAGCATTATGAAATGGGCAAGTATAGTACCTCTTATTGGTGGTGAAACCATAGCAATGGAAAATGTCTTTGAGAAAAGACCTGCGTATATTATGTCATATAGAGAATTTGCAAATAATGATAAGCATATAGTAGAACATTATAGGAATCAATGTAATGACCCTGAAGATGGTGCAAATTATGTTCCTTATTATATATTAGGCGAACCACATATCTATCATGGTCAACAATGTGGTGAAAATGGAAGGTATGTTGATGTGGTTAATACTATATGTCCATGTGCTGGTCTTTCTTCATTAAATGTTAAACCATCAGGTGATGCAGAAATAAATGATTATATGATAAAAACAGCTAAGCATGTATTAGAAGAAATAGGTCCAAAAGTATTTTGGGGAGAAAATGCACCACGATTAGCTACTAAATTAGGTGAGCCAGTTGTAAAAAAATTAAGAGCTATAGGAAAAAAGAATGGATATACATTTTCTTTATACAAAACAAAAAGCTTATTACATGGATTAAGTCAAGTTAGAGATAGGTCATTTTATTTTTTCTGGAAAGGTGACCAAGTACCTATGTTTGAGTGGTATAATATACCTAATGATAAGATAGAAGATACAATTCGTAGGGTTAAAAGGGACCCACAAGACCCGATGTCTGCACTGGTTAATACCAAAACACCAAGTAAGGATGACCTATATTATAAGTATGTGTTAGAAGTAATACATAATGGTATGAGTCATAATGATTTTCAAAAGACACTAAAAAGAAGTATTAGTGTTCAAGGTTATATTGAAAAACATAGTAATTATAATGACTATGCAGATTGGGTAGAAACTCTTGGTGAAACTAAACTAGCAGAAAAAGCTAGAGCTATGCATAAAAAATTATCAATTAAAGGTACTAATATAATGAGAAGGTCAAGTGAAATACCAGCTGATTATATAGGTGCATTTGTAGGTCATATGCCAATGAATTTGACTCATCCAGATGAGGATAGATACCTAACATATAGAGAATGTATGGAAATTATGAAATTACCTTCTGATTTTATTATGTTAAATCCTAAGAAAAATCTTAATCACTTATGTCAAAATGTTCCAGTGACTACTGCAATGGATATGGCATATAATATTAAAAGATTTTTATACGGTAGGTCGGAAATGATATATGATGACTTTGTTATTCAATGTAATAAATCACATTCAATTCAAACTAACCCATCAACTTTAGAAAAATTTATGTAAATCTATTTACATTTATGGATTTTTATGGTATAATATATATATGACAAAACATGAAATACGATTTAAACTTGAATGGATAAGAACAGTTACTGCGCTTCTTGTTTTAGCATTACAAATTATTATATTAACTAAAATATTAGGATAAATTATGACAACAAGCAATGAACAAATACGTTTAAATAACGATAGGGTTAGAGAACTTATTGATACGATTAGAATACTTCGTAAAGAAGTAATGATATTAGAATCTAGAGTTCAAGAACATGCAACAGGACATATAATTACGGCAATAGGAGTTATCCAAAGGCGTATTGATGAAATGATTGAAGAACTTACAGCCCCATTTTTTGAAGAGGAGAAATAATGCAATTAAATATATCAGAAGAAGATATTAAAAATATTATTCACGCAGTTAAAAACTGCCCAACAATTGAAGCACATAAAAGAGAAGAAATTCTTAATCCAATTAGGGAACAATTAGAAAACCATTGTGTTTGGAACGAATACGATGAACAAAAGAAGGTGAAAAGATGGGTATAATGGACAAGCTACAAAAGAATTCTAGGATTAAAGAGACAGCATCTCTTGATAAATCCAAGATTTTTTCTAACCAAGAGATGGTACCAACAAAGGTTCCAATGATTAACGTTGCATTATCTGGCGATCCAGATGGAGGTTTAACCTCAGGATTGACAGTATTAGCAGGACCATCAAAGAATTTTAAAACATCATTTGGATTATTAATTGCAGCAGCATATTTAGAAAAATATGATGATGCTGTTTTATTATTCTATGATTCAGAATTTGGCTCACCCCAACAATACTTTAAGTCGTTCGGTATTGATACTTCTCGAGTACTCCATAGCCCCATTACTAATGTTGAGGAATTGAAGTTTGATTTAATTAACCAATTAGAGAATATCGAACGCAAAGACAAAGTCATTATTATGATTGACTCAATTGGTAACTTAGCTTCTAAAAAAGAATTAGATGATACCTTTAGTGAAAAATCTGTAGCAGATATGTCAAGAGCAAAAGCTCTTAAAGGTTTATTTAGAATGTGCACTCCTTATTTGACAATGAGAGACATTCCATTACTTGCAGTTAACCATACGTATCAAGAGATTGGATTATTTCCTAAAGCTGTTGTATCAGGTGGTACAGGAATTTATTATTCAAGTGATAATATTTGGATTCTTGGCAGACAACAAGATAAAAAAGGTACTGAAATTCAAGGGTATCATTTTATTATTAATGTTGAAAAATCTAGATTTGTTAAAGAAAAATCTAAAATTCCTATTAGTGTTACATGGGAAGGTGGTATTGAACAATATTCTGGTTTATTAGATTCAGCAATGGAAGGTGGCTATGTAGTTAAACCTACCATTGGTTGGTATTCTAAAGTTGATAAAACAACTGGTGAGATAGAAGATAAAAAAGTTCGTATTGCTGATACACTTAAAGAATCTTTTTGGAAACCTATCTTTGCTAATACAGACTTTAAAGATTATATTAAACGTAAATATGAAATAGGTCATGCGGAGATGATTAAGAGTGCAGATTGAAACATTAATCCTACGTAACTTAATGTTAAACGAGGATTATACTAGAAGTGTAATTCCTCATTTAAAACTTAAATATTTTGAAGAACCATATCGTGGAGTCTTTAATGAAATTATTAAATTTGTAAATAAATTTAATAAATTGCCAAGTGCTGATGCACTATCAATTGAATTAAAAAATAATTCTAAAATTGGTTCTGATTCTTTAGCTCTTATTCCTGAAATAAGTGTTCAAAAAGAAGAACAAACTGTTGATTGGTTAACAGAAAAAACTGAAAAATGGTGTCAAGATAGAGCAATTTATTTAGCCATTATGGATTCTATTAATATTATTGAAGGTAAACATGAAACATTAGATAAGAATGCATTACCTGATGTTTTATCTGAAGCTCTTGGAGTTAACTTTGATTTAAGAGTTGGACATGATTATGTAGATGATTCTGATAATCGTTTTGAATTTTATCATAGAGCAGAAGAACATCTTCCATTTGATTTAAAAATGTTTAATAAAATTACCAAAGGTGGTCTTGTTAATAAGTCTCTTAACGTAGCTCTTGCAGGTACAGGTGTTGGTAAGTCTTTATTTATGTGTCATGTAGCAGCAGGTGCTTTGACTCAAATGAAGAATGTATTATATATCACTATGGAAATGGCTGAAGAAAGAATTGCTGAACGTATAGATGCTAACCTTATGAATGTACCTATTGACCAATTAGAAAATTTATCAAAAGATATGTTTGACAAAAAAATGCACAAGTTGACTGATAAAGGTGTAGGTAAATTAATTGTTAAAGAGTATCCCACGGGAGCAGCAAGTTCTATTCACTTTAGAGCATTGCTTAAAGAACTTAAAATTAAAAGAGATTTTACACCAGATTTAATTTGTATAGATTATTTAAATATATGTGCATCAGCAAGAATGAAAGCAATGGGTGGAGCTATTAACTCATATACTTATGTGAAAGCAATTGCAGAAGAATTACGTGGCATGGCAGTTGAGTATAATTTACCCATTGTTACTGCTACACAAACTACTAGAACAGGATTTGGTAGTTCAGATGTTGGACTTGAAGATACATCAGAATCATTTGGTTTACCAGCAACAGCTGACTTAATGTTTGCTATTATATCTACTGATGAGTTAGAAGACTTAAATCAATTGATGGTTAAACAATTAAAGAATAGATATAATGACCCAACAGGAAAAAATAAAAAGTTTGTTGTTGGTGTTGATAGAGCTAAAATGAGATTATATGATGTAGAAGATACTGCTCAAACACTTAATATTGCTGATGCACCAATAAAATCACAACCAGAATTCGAAGGATTTAATTATGAGTAGTATTTCAAATAGAACTTGGGGAGATAGGTATACTCATTTAGCAAAAGAAATATCTGCATGGAGTAAAGACCCAAACACTAAAGTTGGTGCAGTAGTTATTGGTAAAGATGG